GCCCATGCGTATTACTCGGTGAGCTTGTTCCAGTCACGTGCAAGCGCGCTAAACTTTGAACAGAAGTGTGGTTCGTGTTAGGTTCGAACTTGTAGATAGCTTCATATGACCATGACCCGGAGGTGAAGAGACCGTCCGATACGGTATTTGAAACCGTCGGAGCCCCAGGTTCAACCCGTGAAGCGCTTAGGTATGAGCTTGAGACGAAAGGTAGATTGTTGGGGACACCTGTTACTGGATTATAGTTCACTGTCCCGTTGAACAGGGAACCGCTAAAATTGAGAAACCCTTGCGTAATAGATCGTTGTGATCTCTCGGTTGTGATGTACCCTGATTTTGGGCCGCCGTATTCTCGAAACTTCATGATGCTGTCCGTCTCTATGCCAGCAGCACGAATCAGACTCTTTATGGCGTGGAGAGTTCCACGAGATTTCATAACAGATGGAAACTCATTCAGAATTCGGCGCCAGATAGTATTTTGTATTGTTTGGAATGAAAGCTGTAATTCAGCTGTGTTTGCAGTCTCTGATTCACCTAAAATATATCTTGGTAGACTCACGCCCTTGAACATATTGGGCAGGTTGACTCCGTAATAGTCGGCGAGATAGGGCAACATCTGGTCGGAAACCGTGCCAACGTCATTGTAGTCTGTCGATCTTAACCTAGACACGTGGTCTAGGAAGCACTTCGTCTCATCAAATTGCTTCGCCCACACGTAAAGCAGCGAGCTGATGAGCTGTATCGACCCGAGTCTTGTCTCGCGAGGTAGGGAATTTCCTTCATCTATCGAATCGCCGACGCCGCCCTCGATTGAGTCAAGAACGTAAAACTCCTGCTCACGAGTCAGGTAGTGCTGTGGTATCAGCTTCGTAATCAGGTTCGGGTTGTTCTGATCATACTGGGACGCGGAGAGAAGTAAGCTCTCGTTCAGGGTCACGATGCTCGGATGATCAGGGAATAGAATCGGTGAGAAAGCTTTTTTCTCAAAAATCAGAGGATTGGATGCATGCGGGATTCTCTGATTGCTTGAGAAGTTTGAGATTGTAGCGTGAAGACCGTTCCCAGAGTGATCGATCACAATTGAATTGTTCGTATACGATCCTGTGGGCTCATTAAAACGAAACAGGAGCTTCAATCCATCAGCAGGGTAAACCGTGGAATACATGCTGGAGCTGATCTGCTGCGCTGTTCTCGTGAGATGAAAGATCCTTAGGTCATCGATGGACCCAGACAATCTAGCAGCTGGCGTGAATGTGTAAGATGATCCCAGGACGTGATTCGTTCCCGAGCCGATTAAAAGTGGGCTGACCTTAAAATCGATCGTGCCAATATACGCTGACTTGCTTGAGGATGAGATCAGTGAACCATCTCGAAAAAGATAGAGACGATCAACCCCAGATGCTCTGTTGAACTGTGCAGCTATTGATGAAAACTTTCCTTTTGTAACTTGCAGTGATGACGTCATGAACGTCGATCCTGATGAGATATAAAAATCTAAGTTGCACTTATCACCTGCAGAGCTTTGAGAGAGTGCGAGCGTGAACCCGTTATTAGTTCCGTTTATCTTCTGCATTATCACTTGGTTACTGTTACTTCCGGACGGAACAAACAGCTGCATCTCCACTGTCATAGATGCATTGCCTGGGTCTATCTTAGGAGATCCCGTTCGATCCTTTGACATCTCTGGGAACAGAACACCTGCGCTGTCAATTACGTTAATGTGATTGGAAGAATCAAAATTGAGATATCCTGTGCTCTTCGGAATAGAGTCAAAGACGTACTTTTCGAAACCAGTTAATGAATCCAGAAATGAGTTGATGCTTTTTACGTCACCGTCAAACGGAAATTGATTGAAAACGGACTCAAAAGCTACGTTTGTTTTTGCTTGGGCTGAGTTAAAGAACGTGTGATTCTCAAAGTTTGACCAATCCAGCATCAGCTGCTGGGTCGATTTCAGACCTGTTCCAGGCGGATCAAGGCGAAATGATAGCTGATCTTCATCTATGAAATTTTTAGCGTCATTGCCGACTACATTTCTCAACTTGACGCTGTCACCCTGGAGCTCTTTCAGGAGGCGATTCTGGGCGAAGTTTCCTTTGTATAGTTTGTTGGACACCTACTCTCCCACTGAGAATCTTACGTTCTTATCTTCTACGATGTATTCTGTTTGTTGATCGACTATAAGATAGTCTATCGTCATGATCTTCCCAGACGGCAGACCATCAGTGAATAGATCAAAGAACAGACCATTTGCGTCAGTTGAGAGTCTTGTCCCGCCATTTTCTCGTTCGAATGGAATGTAAATCTGTCCCTCTAGATCTTTGATTCTGTAATAAGCCTCTGGTAACGAGCTTCGAGTTGGTCTGGAGACCCTGCTAGCGGCTGGATCATAATCTTGATCGTATGAAAAAACTCTAATTCTGCTGGACGACGGCCGGGTGTATGTGGACAAAACGTTCGTGCTTCTAACGTTCAAACGATTGGGAACGGCATTGAATGCTGATCTTGCAGGAATCGAGCAGGTGAGAAAAGTTGAAAGAAAAGTTACGCTGCCGTCGTTGGATTGCCACTTCTCAGAAAATGTGATCGACCCAGATGATGCTATATGGTCAGAAAGTTTCAAAGTTCCGCTGACAACTCCGCTGTCCTGGGCCGATATGTAAAAATCAGCTGAGTATACTCCTGTTTTCAGAAACGATCCTACGCTCTCTTGTGACGCAGATAGAGACTTTGAGTATGAACCTGTCGAAAGCACCACTCGTAGGCAATTCGATCCGGTGATCTCGATGGAAGATGAGAGTAAATTTCTAAGTGATGTCCCAGCGAAGTTACGTAAGTAAAGCGAGCCGGATACGTCAAAGTAAGATCCAGCATGAGCATCAAAGATTGCATCGTTGAAGCTGATCTCAAGCTTGGGACGAAGAGCCTCCTGGGTGACATGGCGTGATGCAAACCTCTTGACAAAGCGAGTCGTCGAATCAGTCTCTTGGCTCGATGTAAAAGCGATCAAGAACCCATGATCAGGGATGATGTTAGCGATTGTAGCCGATACGATATCGGTAACATCGACAAATAGATCCTCAGTTCCATCCAGAAATGTTTGCTTCGACTCCAGGCTTCTCAACCCCATACCATCGAGAAGATTTCCTGATGCGTAGTAATCGACCCCTGCATTGCCAACAGCACCCGACGCGTAAGCTCCTGAGATTGCCCATGGGACCCCGTAAGATGAGCTTATGTAGCTAGCAGCATCTATGTCCGTGAAGCCAGACACGTCCCTTCCATCACCCTCCTTGAAGCTTTTGGCGAGTGGAAAGACGGATACGGTGAAGTCCCGAGGGACTGGTAGGTTAGTCTGGACAGGTCGCAGGTGCAGCTTCGCCTTGAAGCTGCTTGCGTTAACATCAAGAGTTCCGCTTGACAGTGCGCGAACCCTGGCAGAATCGAATTTGATCAGGATCCTTGAAAGCTCGGTGTGAAATCCGGTTGACCCTGATAACGTTTCATTGTACAGCTTAAACAGGTCCAGCGTCCCAGCTCTTCCTACGTTTGAGTCCTCGGTTCTTAAGCCATCAACGATTTTATTGGTGATGTACGTGTCAGCTGATGCTGTTGATATAAGATACATTAGACTGCCGTCCCGATGATGTCGTACTGTGGATAACGAAGCTCGAAGATGCTTCCAGCGGGACCGTAAACAACTCCATTTTTCGTGTAGCGTTTGACGTTGTGAGTAGTGCTCGAGTAGGAGCGATCCTGAACTGTCCCGCTAACGTTCTCAATCTGTAATGAAACCAGAGAGAGAACACCCGCTGTGTTGATCACTGCATTCTGCAAGTCAGAGATTAGGATCGGTTGGTCGATCTGGATCTTTGAGATGTTCAGAACGTCGCTTATCTTCGATATCACTGCCTGGAGAGTTGTTGATTTATTTAGATTTGGATTTATAAAAATGCTAAATCGAACTCTGATGTTGATCGGAGAAGCATCAAGGACCTCAACAGCGTCGCTGATCAACCTGAACTCATTCAGGTAAACTCTCAGATTGTTTTTGAGTGTATCGCTCGATGTTGTCACGAATCCGTTCTTGTCCTTCGAGCAGATATAAAGCTTACAAGCGAGAGGATTTCCAGGGTTGGGTTGCGCGGATGCACGGAAAACTCGACCTAGCTTGGTAGGAAGCGTATACACTCTGGATATCAGATCTTCCTTGGTGACAACTCGATCCTGCTGACTTCTGGCTGCTGGTATTAGAGCTCTAAGATCTTCTATGGTAGGAGCGGCTGAGCCTCCGGAAGCTACCGCATCATTTCTCACGCTGATTGACGCTCTTACAGATGAAGCCGTAGCAGCTGGGCATTCATCCGGAAATTCAATCAGCAGCGATGAAACGCCTCGTACGGTTCTGGATGCGACATTGTGCGATGCTCCACCGCCGTACCTGTATGTTATCGAGAGCTTCGTGTTGCTGGGCTTCACGCCCAAGGTCTTTGTTTGCAGCAGAGCGTTCGGATCAAGGGCGAATCTGCTGAAGACGGTGGTTCCGTACAACGGAAGCGCGAGAACTTCCGGATCGGGAATGGAATCATCCTGCGTTGTGAGAGCGTTTCCCCCGCCGAACTGTATCGTTGTTATCCTTGTTGTCGGATCCAGATAGCTTATGAATCTGCGCGGTGCGGGTATAACCTCTATCGATCTTGGAACTTCCTCGGAATCGGATGAAAAGTTCGGGAATGTCCTGAAGACCGTGTCCTGACTTAGCGTCTGAACCTCATAGTACTGGTTGTTATCGTCGTCCGTGACCTCAAGTATCTCGCTGACGTCCGTGTTCGTTAGTGATAACGTGAAGAATGGAAGCGGATCACTTGAGATATTGAATGAGTCCGTCGTGATTTGACCTGATACGCAACTTGCGTCACGCTTTAGAACAAAAGTGACCGGGTTGCCAGCGTTATCTTTCTCGCCGGTGACATACTCAGCAAGCAGCTCCTGATTCTTATCTTTTGCTGAAAAATCTAAATTCTCAGAGAGTGTAAAAATAACCCCAGCATTTGATGAGAGCTGCGTGTTCTGCTTTATGACAGGTAGCGTATCATCGTCAGGGACATACTCTCCTCCGACCAGCTTCGCAGGAACCTCTATGAAAATTGACACTGTCACAACGGACGGTGATGCCCCCTTCGGTTTGAGGCCTGATTCCCTGATCATCCTGATAAGATTTGAGCTCTCAACCGCTGTTGACCATGACATTTCCCTGAACTGATGATCAAGGTAGAACGACATCGAGTCGGACACCGATGCGGCCATATCAAGCAAAAGACCTCCGAGGCTCGGCTCGGAAAAGTCCTGTATTTTATCTCCGAAGTATGTCCTCGCGTAGCGAAGTAGATCAGCCCTGAAGCTGTCGAAATCTTTCGCTACGTAAGATCTGTTTCTGGATGTCTTTAACTGTTGATTTCCTGCCATTTCTTACCCGGAGAAGTTAAGTGTTATTCCGATCGACTGATCTGTCAAGTTTGCTCTTGGAACAGAATAAGTTACTACCATCCTGATCTTTGCTGTCGCTGCTGATTCAGAAGTCTGAGGCTGTGTCAGAAAGTTCTCAAGTTGAACAAACGGCATGTACTTTGCAACAGCGGATTGAATCCGTCTCATCGCCTCCTGATCACCGTCCTCAGTTCCCAGCTCGAAAAGCAGCGGTCGGATATTCGCTCCAAAATCGTGAAATCCTAGTCGCTCGTTGTTGTTTGTCAGTATGAGATTGATAAAATTGTCTTTGATCTGATCAGACAGCTTCCTGTTCATCTTGAAGATGCCATCATCACCGCTGCCGATCTCGACAGGAGTCTTTATCCCAATCGGAGGTTCAGTAACGCGGATGCTTTGATTAGCGTCGTATGTCGTCTTTTTTTGACCGACGCTGTTGAAGCTGTATGACTTTGATTGGGCCAACGCTAGTTCCCTCGGTCAATAAATAATGCGAACCGAAAGTTTCCTGGCTTTAACTGACGCCTGTTCCTGTTCCTGTTCCTTCAACCGGTGAGCCATCGGCGGAGATCGCAGATACACTCGTTGATACAGTGACAGTCACAAGAGCAGCTTCAACGAATGAGTTGATAGCTTTCGAGATCTCTTTTGCTAATGCTGTGTTGATAGCCGATGTATCTGGCCCTGGTGTCCCGCCGGCGGCAGTAATAGCATTGTCGAATGCTTTTTTGATACTTGCTTGTAAAGCTGGAAGATTTGGAACTGCTGTAACTGGCATTCACTCTCCGTAAATTATGACTGACCCAAGATTTTGGGGCGTTCCATCGACTTGTACCAGACCGCTCTGCAAAAGCACGCTCTTCGATGTGATTGATGTCTGTAGGGTGATTGCAGCAGCTGTGATCTGGGGAGATGGAGCCCCGAATCCCGGCGTGACGTGAGTTGCAAGGGTCGCGCAGAAAGTTGTGATATCAGTTAAGATCGAATTAAGCAAGCTCGTCAGCTCTTTGTACCTAACGTAAGGTTGGGTCCCTCTGCCTGCGCGGTACGATGATAAGCTCACTTTTTTCGCAGCTAGCTGGAGATTTCCATCGCTGTGCATCACGATAGCAGAGCCATTGGTTGTCGATCCTGTGGGCTCTTTAACGATCCTGATCGTTCCAGAATCTCGTCCTACGATTCTCAGATTGTCAGCTTTAACGATCGCAAAAGAACCTGATCCGTAGGAAAGGTTTGAAAATCCGTTGTTCGAAGGCAGAGCGATGTTTAGCATCTCGTCAGGGTGGTAAGCAGCAGAGCGATCCGATGAGTTCGAGGTTAGATAGACTCTTGCCGCATCGGAGAAAAAGTGAGCATCGCCCTCAGTCTCGATGTTCTTACGCTTGTTGATCTCGGTGATTCCCAACTCATTAACGATCGTTTCACCTGCCGTTGCGCTTACCTTTCCTCTACCAACAACAATATCGATAGCCCCACTTTCAACAGGGATTCCAGCGACGTTGGAGGTGAATTTGATATCATCGGAGCTCTCTGCAGTCTGTCCTCTTTCCTCCCCGAGCATGATGAGAGTATTATTTGATCCCTGAAGTACCAGGTCACCCGGTCTCTTGCTGTATCTTGGAACAGGTTCAAATCTATGAACTCTCTTCGAAAGATTGATGAGTTCTACCATCTCACCTGGGTTACCAGTAGGGCTGACGTATGAGAAAGTCTGCGTCTCACCCTCGTCCGCAGCCGCTCCGTCAAATGTTTCGCTGGACGTGGGTTGGGACTCGTTCGGATTCTGCTTAAACGCTCGTGAGTAAAAAGCAAAATTGACATCCTCGATGTGAGCGGGAGCGCTCAGGCGAGAGATCCAATAAGCAATTTCGCCTGGATCATCTGGATCTTCGTAGATGAACCATACTACCTCTCCCGGCTTTAAGGGCATCGCCAGATGGGACGATAAGAAAGGCAGGCAAACAAGCTTCTTATCGTCTCTTTTCGATGATCCACGCGTCAGATCTTTCACGATCGCAGTGTTTCTTGGAAAAGATTTCAAATATTTCGATGTAATAAGCTTCTGGTACTCTGCAATCTCCTCGTTTCGATCGACATCGATCAAATTGCAGAGAACATCAATGACAAGCCCTTTTCGAAATACCTGCGACATCTTACTTCTGTATCCTGTTGAATATCTCATCTTCTGAGATGCTATCATTCGAAGTTTCTGACTCTGCGATCTGCTTCGAAAGAGCTAGAAGCTGCTCATTGCTCTTTGACATTCTCTCCAGATACTTCGTAAGAGTTACACCCAGTGTCGCATGATCAGCAGCTGATGCGCCCATTTGGGAGTACAGATTGGTGAAAAGTATGTGTGCGTTGGTTCGATCAACAATCGCATTCTCATAGATTTCTTTCCATAGCATCTTCTTTTTTTCAGAGGTGTTCTCTATGGAGTCGAGCACATCGGAGAACTGATCAACTTTTTTTTCGTTATCCTTCAAGCGCTCCAGCATCTTCTCGATTGTGCTCATCAGAATGGACCCCCACCCTTAGTTATTGTCCGATAATGTTTTCTGATGGTTGACATGGCGGATCCCATCTGCTTCTGATTCAGATTAGAGATATTTTTCACGTAAACGAAAATTGCACGCTTGTTCAAAAAATCAAGATCATCGATCTGATCAAAAACTGTTATGATAGCATCGATGCAAGCTTGCTCATGCTGCTGACTCAGAAGTCTCTTGATCTTCTTGAGCATGTTCAAGACAAGATCTCTCTTCTCAGTCTCGATTATCTGCTCTTCTGGTCCGGCACCGATGAGAGAGTTTTTGTAAGCCTCAAGCTCTCCCGCCTTGCCTTCCTTTAGATCTTCGATCGAGATGAAACGTTTAATCTTCTTCTGTCGATTTTTTGATGAGATTACCAACCAATTTCTGGCCACAACGTTGAAGTATGAGAACGCTTTTGTTCCACGAGTCACGTCAAACTTGTGCAGTGATTCGTACAGAAACGTTACGCAATCATTCTTAAGATGCTCTATCGGCTCATTCGGGCTGGCAAAGCCGTAAATGAAGATGAGACTTTCAACGAGCTTGTTGAAAGCAGGCATAATTTTGCTGATGTAAAGAGCGTGCTGGGTCGTCTTGTCCGGCGACGACTGAAACGTCTCAATTGCACGTTGAGTATCAGCGTCAAAGTAGAGCGGGTTGCTCCCATTACTTCTCTTTATTATTCTCTTGTTCCCCACTCGTTCCCTCATCATCCTGGATGGATGTCAACTGATTAGCTACGTACAGGATCGCCTCTCGAGACTTTCTTATGTCCTCGACAGCTCTCTTAATTTCTACAGAATCGTAAAAAATAGGAATCTTTAAAATCTTAGAGATGGACTCATAGCGCTTATCAAGAACATCAAGTGACTCTTCAATCGCGTCCTGAATCCTCAGAATTATTAGGGCATTTTTGTATGCGAAGATTGTCACGAAAGCCAAGGCTAGCGTTTCAACTGCTATAATCGATGAAAGTAACCAGATCATCTGATCGTGAACCCGATCTTTTCCTCATACACATCATCGATTCCATCTGGGCTATGGGTCACTGTGAGCTTCTCAGCCAGAGATTTTGCCCACTGGACAGGCTCGACGTTGGACGTTCTAAACTTGCGAAGCTTCTTCTTAAAATCGCTCTCTCGGACTTCCACCCAATTCGATCCTCGCATCCATATCTGATCATCAGCGCGAGATTCGTGGATGGGCTTAAGATCGAAATCAA